TGGATACTTTAGCGTTTGGAGTATTAAATGAACCTTCAGCTCCATTTATAGCTGCTACAATATTAGCCTGGGCAGTATCTATATCAGTACCAATAGATATTTCACCATCTGCATTAGCGGTTCCATCGGGAACAAATATATATTCTTTTCCGCCGATAGTCATGGTGTCACCGGCTATTGGTTGTATATCGACTTTTAGTGTTCCGGCGGACTGAGTTGTATCCTCAAATATATCAACTGGGAAATATAAGGGGCTGGATGTTTCACCGTTAGCATTTGCTACAAATTCGTAAATATCATCGCCAATTACAACTGTTTCGCCATCAGCTACCGGACCACTAATTGTTAAAGTTGTATTTGCGGCTGCAGCGTTGACTGGTGTCCCAGGAGTTATACCTTTAGGAGCTGTGGCATTTAAAAGTGCTATTATTTCATTGAGTTTTGTTCCAAGTTTAGCTTCTTGTGTTGGGTTTGATATGTTATTAATTTCGTGTTCTTGCCTTTTTGAAAATTTGTTCATTTATTTTTCCTCCTTTATTTTGTTCATGATTGAGTTATATAAGTTATTCATCATACTCAAAGTATTGATGACACTCATTTTTTCATCTGGCGGTGTGTTTTTCCATTTTTCAGGCTGATTTATTATTCCTTTTTTTATACACTCGTCAATAACATTTTTTTCCCATTGTTGTAGTTCTCTCATTTTGATTCCTTCTTTCTTTGGATATTCAACATTATAAAACTCACATATAACTTTTGCCTGAGCTTTTGCAATAGCGGTTCTTATATCAGGATTTTTTAATTTCGCTTCATCATCTTTATGATCATGAAATCCATTTTCAATCAAAAATATATGTGGAACACCGCCATCTTGAGCAGCATCTATAACTCCAAGATAATCTTCTCCAGGATAATTCTTTGATTCCCATGTTCTTCCGCCATTATTTTTTGTTCCCATTGATTCGGATACAGCTTTTGCAAAAATATTTGCCAAAGTTTTATCCCCAGGTAAATCCACAGAATAAAATACATCAGAACCTGTTTTTGTGGTATTTACGGACCATCCAGTTGCATTACTATGTTCTGATATAAACATGTCGGCCTTCCATTCGGCAGCCATTTCGCCACGTCTACGAACTCCAACACTCATGTCTTTATCTCTTGTTAATAATACTTCAAAAGCTCCAGTTGAAATTAGTTCAATCCTTAGTTTTAAAACCAAATCGAGCATACCGTCAGCTTCGATGTAGCCAGTTGGACCTTTGTTTGACCTGTCATTTCCTCCGTGACCAGGATCAAGACATATTTTGATCATAAATACACCTCCCAGTAATCTCGATCGCACTTCCATTCATAATTTTGGCCTCCAAGACGGAAACCAAATATAAATACATTTTCTGATAACCACTCTAATATGATACCATGATATATCATATTATCATGCTTGATCGTCACCATCTTCGTCATCTCCATCAATTTTTTGTCCAAGAACTTTAAGCCAATTCTTAACAACTTTCGGTAATGCTCCTCCAGCTTTGCCATAATTCTCGATAATTGAAGTTATTTCTTTAACACAAAAAGCACCGACTATCATACTTCCTATTGGCACATCAAATCCATTAAGTGAGGCGACACGCTGTATTGTTAATATTGATACCATGACAATGATGTCTAATACCTTTCTGAAAAGTCCAAATTTCATTTCTTTACTGGAAAAATTCTGCTTTATACATGCTCCAATAATTCCAGATAAAATATCAAATATCATCAATAGCAACCATAAATATAATAACTGCCATGGAAGTCCAAGAGCCCAAGATCCTATACCGCATAAAGCTCCAAATAAAACACTAAATAGATTTTCGTTTGTCATTTTGAATTACCTCACTTTCACATACAGAACGACTTATCAACTATATTTAAAAACTTATTGAATATTTACCAAACATGTGATATACTGTAATACGAAAGGATGGATAAATATTATGTCTGACACATCTTCAATTAGTATTATAATGATAATAATAGATCTAGTTACATTCATATCAATTTTAGCTATAGATATATTTTTTGATTTGTCTTTGTTTTCTTTTGTTATCATTTTATTACTCATCACGGTTATAATAAATATATTTATTATAATAAAAAATCATAAACAAGAGGAGGAATAACATGTTAGAAGTATTAACCGAAAGAGAATCTATGAAAATTGAAGGGGGTTTATATGTACCATACTTTCCGTATGGTTCGAACGCAGTAACAGTTACAAAACCAAAGACTATACCAAAACTACCGTCTGCATGGTCATTAGGTTTTAAACTAGGTGCTGAATTAGCTGGTGGTTTGGTTGTTGATGTATATGCTCCTGGATTAGATGAATAAGTTTGTTGAGGGAGTAATACTCCCTCTTTTTTAATATAACAGCTCAAAATTATAAGTAAATACTATATGTTTGGTCGGTGGAACAATTATAGGCTCTGCTAATAAATCGCGAACGACTAATAGAGTTCCCGTACCATTTCCAGTAACCGTTATTTGAATTCCAGCTTCTGTTACTGTTATATCTGATCCGCTTGTATTTACATAATTAGAGGTTATTGAATTTATCAGTTTATTATTAATATCATCGAAATCAAATTCAATTAGTGAACCATTGTTTACAAAATCTGATGGTATAAGTATGTTATAAATATCTAAAGATTCAGGCGATGTATTACTTCCTAGACGTATTGTTGGCTTTACTGTTTTATTATAACCAACAGTAGGATAACTGGCATTAAGCATCTTACCATCTTGTTTTTTAAACGATATAAGACCATTTTGAAATGGTGGAGTCGAATCAGTCGGAACAGCCGACTCAGGTAAATACATTGAATTGAGAGCCATCAAATTCAACCCGTTTCTTATATAACTATTACATTTTGATTCGACCCGTTCATCGATTTTTCCGTTATTGTCTATTATTTCTGCTCTCCACCAAACTACTGGAGGACATGGAAGATGATTATTTAGACAATCTTTTTGAATTTTTCGAGCCTCGTCTAGCTGATCCATCCTATGTTTTGTTATTTTCATATTGTCTCCTTTCTATTCTATATAATAACTATAATTCATATTCAATCTGTCTAAAGGATTATGTTTAGGAAGAATTGAATTAAAAGATTTATTGATTAATATTGTTGGATTATTTAAAAGCCCATCATTACCAGTAACTTCAATTCTATTTATATTTGATAGTGTCACCCATTCTGTTCCGTTCCATCGTTTCAATACTTCTCCCATATAACACCTCTATTCTTCTACAATGCATAGATCATTTAATTGAGGATTAGCTGGTGGTAAACCATCTGGCGACACATAAATATTACGTAAACCAGCTACTCCAGTATTTCCGATCTGTTCTATACCGTTATCCCCCAATCTTAACTGAAGAACATTGCCTCCAGATTGAACATATTTTAAAAGCAAACCGTTAGAATCTTTCATGATAAATGCTTTTCCCTCGTTCGGATCTGCATAGCCAAATCCAGTACCGAGTACCATCTTTACCGCTTTATTTCCCGAGTCTTCGAAAGTTACTTCGAATTTTGTAGTCTCGATATATTCGTAAGTTAATACTTGGTAAGCTGTTACTTCTTTTGTCATGCCCGTGTGGGTTTCGTCAATCCAGTACAGAAGATTATTATCAGTATCCGTCAATTGCTCCGTCGTATTTCCATCTGTTGTTGCAGTTATCCACTTCATGTATTTCTCATAAATGCGAACATAATTAACGTCTGATTTATCTGCATTTAAGTAGTTAACAATCTTTTTCCAACTTGTATTTAATTCGCTTACACTAAGATTGGCTATTCTACCATACTCAGCATACAAGTTCTGAGTTATAAAAGTATTATTTACTATTATGTCGATATCAGCTTGTATGGCCTCTATAACACTAGCTGATAATTTTCCATCAAATATCAGAGTCGTCTCATCTTTTTCTGTATCATATCCATAATATAAACGGTTTTTATAATTACCTAGACCATCTCCGGATTGGAAAGCCATTTCATTACTCTTTATAACGGACTTAGATAATTTATCTAGACTCTCTATGTTAATATCGCCCTCATATGTTCCCGATTTTGCTGTCATATTTCCTTCCTCGTCAACAGTAAATGTTCCGTCTCCGAGATCTATCGTTCCACCAGTTATATGACCGGCGATAACAGCATTACCAGTTAAAAATAATCTAGCTTTTCCATTGTTTATTTGTGCATAAAAAGCTGGAATATATTCGCCAAGTTCATTTTTTATTGCTATCTCAAATCCTTTAGTGGCATTCATTGTTGATTTTACTAATTCGTCGCTTCTAATAGCCTCGAATCCATTATCAGGACTAATTCTTATTCCGTTATATAATTTATTTTTTGCAACCGTTTCTCTTTCGATTTTTGTTATCTTATCAGTAAATAATTCTATTTTGTTAGCTATTTCCACTTTTGTATTTTTACGGAATAATGGATTGTAAATCATCGACACAATGCGATTTTCCACATTTAGACCAGTTTTTTCATCAATAATATAAACAGTATCTCCGAGTTCAATTACTTCTAAAGACTGATATCCTTTTTCAATATATTCTGTTGAATTTTTCAATTCGAGAATATCAACCTCATATGAAATTTTTAATTCGCCTTCTCTTTTGTCGTGAATCCTCCGGATACCTTTTAAATTTTTTCCATAACGGATTTCGAAACCATGATCTTGACCAATTAAATTATAAAGATTAATAGTAAATCCGTTCACTGAAAAATCAATCTCTAATTGCTGACTCTCGCATAAAGTTAATATTAACTGCGCAGCCGTCATTTCTTCTGCTACTGCAAATGTTATGATATCTGATTTATCAACTTGACCAACTGAAAAATTAGTATCGGATAATATATCAGCTAAAATTTCTGATGGTGTTCCATCAAATGTATAATATGGATATGTTTTTTGGACTAATCTATAAAAAACATGATTACATTGAACCTTATAATTAATTTTGTTGTCTTCATGTTCTTCTTTGAAATATAAAATATCATAAGATTGACCGTCAACAACAACACTATTATTTGTATCTATATACTCTGTTTTTAATTCCTGATGAGGGCACTCGAAATCTAAACAAAATTCGCCATTAATTTTTCTTGATACTTCTATTGAACGATCATCTATCAATAAATCAGCTAATTCTTCTCCAGTATTAGAAATAATAGTTATATAATTATCCATGTAATCACCTCCTAAAGAAAACAATCATCAAATATAAATGTGATAGTGACATTAGTTATTGTTCCTGTCACTTCAACAGTATTTAAACCGGGCTTTATTGATAAATATTTTCCAGAAAAATTAGAACGTTTATTAGTTTTTATTCCTTCAATTACGCTGTAAACTAATTTATTCATGCAGTCAATTATGATTTCTTCTGATTCGAGATTTGAATAAGTAAAATTATTGTTTAAATCGTCTGTTATTGTTAATGCACTAGCTGAGCCATTTATTTTTATTAATGGTAAAGCATTATATGTTCCTCCATTTTGAATTTCTAAAACTGTTGAAGAAACAATATCTTTGTATTCTTTAGCTGAATCCGTTGTATCGACAATAAAAGCGATCGGATGAACATAAAATTGTATATCGAACTGATCGTAATAAGGAAAAAAACTAGGATCAACAGAATCGTCGATCCTAGCTTTGTATTTTTTATCAGGTTCTTTATCCAATATTAAATCGCCAGATGGAGCACTTAACCATGCTGAGACTTCTCGAGAAAGATTTCGTCGAGTAGCAAAATCTAGATTAGGAGCATAAGCACATTCTATTACTATCTTTTTTTCTTCAAATCCGCCAGTTTCGTATACATAAACACCATCTCTTCCGGGTATATCTTCTTTTTCACGACGTGTTTTAGGTAATAACGGCAGTTCTTTTATTTTGCATACCATACCAAATTCATCACTGTGATGTCCATCATAACGAATACCCATCTTATTTCACGCTCCTCTGTCTTAATGTATCTAATTCTCTAGCAATTTCTCTAATATCGGATTCTTTTCTGACGTTCATTTCCTGTATTGTTATACTATTGTTGTTAATATTTGTTATCTTATTGTCTACTTCTTTTGCTATTTCAGAAGAACTCTTTTCTCCAATTGACGACGCTATCATAGAACCTAAACCTATTGCTGGTGAAGTTGATATGGTTCTATCAATATAGCCTAACATCCCGTCAAGGTCTGATTTCATTTGAGAAGAATCTAAAACTGGTTTTATTGTTAAGGTATTATCTGGATTATCTCCTATATCGTTTATTATACCTAAAGAAGATGATAATTTTTCTCTTAGAGCATCTGGAAAGACAGATAAAGATTTCTTAACAAAGTTGTCATAAATATTTGTGACTGTGGTTCCTAATTCCTCTTCCATTTTTCCTCTTAATTCTTTCATTAAATCGACTATTCCTTTATTCATCGTTTCAACTTGTTCAGTTGTCTGCACTTTTAATTCGTTTGTTTTTTCTTCCCATATAGTTTTAACCTTTTCGAGTTCAATGTCTGCATCATTTTGAAGTTCTTTAATTTTGTTTTGTGTTTCTTTTCTAAGATCTTCGAGTTCTAATGTTGCTTGAGCTTTTGCTTGTTTATTTTTCTTCTTCCATAAAGAAACATATGTTGTTAATTCACTGTCAGTTAATTTTGTCAATGCTTGAACTTGTTTTATAGCACTAGGTCCCATATCTTGAAGTTCGTTTAATAAATCACTATTAACTTTTCTTTTTTCAAGCTTCTGAAGTAGTTCTTGCCAGTATTCAAATTCATCAACTTGATCATTAAGATTTAGTAATAACTTCTTACCATCAACTGCTTCTTTTTCAGTAACTTCATCGAAAAGTCCATACGAATTATAAAGAGATTGTTTTCTAGAATTAAAAGCATTATCATATTCGTCACTCACATATCTAATATTGTTCATAAGTCTGTCATTAATTTCTTGAGTTTTATAATAATATTCTTCATCTATTTCAATCTGTTTTTCATTTAACTCTTTTTTAACTCTGTAGACTTCTCGATCAGCTTTCTTACGTTCTTCAGAACCTTCAAGATAAGATTTTTGGACTTTTTCCCATTCGACAAGTTCCTCCGCTAGATTAATTTTGTTATAATATTTTTTCTCTTCAATTAAATTTATAGCATTATCAAATGCTTCTTTATCCAACTCTTTTTGTTTCTCTGTGATCGCTTTCTTTAATCTGTATACTTCTCGATCAGCTTTCTTTCGTTCATCGGTTCCTTCATTGTATCGATTTTGTACTCTTTCCCATGATGCTAGTTCATCTTCAAGACTAAGCTCATTATAGTATTTACGCTCGTCGATCCATTTTTCAGAATTTTCAAAAGATTTTTTCTCTATTTCGTTTTTAACTCTGTATATTTCTCGATCAGCTTTCTTACGTTCTTCTGAACCTTCAAGATAAGATTTTTGGACTTTTTCCCATTCAACAAGTTCATCTTCAAGACTTAATCTATTATAATATTTTTCTTCTTCAATCCAATCAGAAGATTTCTGAAATGCTGCATCTAATGATGTTTTAGTTTTTTTAGCATTTCCATCTAAACCAGACAAACCGCTGTTCAAAGAATCTATTGATTTACCAGATTCTTCTGCTTTTTTAGAGAAATCCATTCCAAATATTGATTTTCCGACGGAACTCATTAAATTATTTGATTTTCCATAAACATCAGGTGCTTCTTGTCCAGTATATTTTTGATAATAATAAGCTCCAGCTGAAGCCCTACTTTTGTCTTCAACACCAAATAACGACTTTTTAACATCGGTAAGTTCTTTTGATTTGGATTTGAGACCATTAATAAATGAACTAACTACATTTGAACCAGTTGACTCTGCTTGATCACATGTTTCTTGTTCATTATCTTTTATTCCATCGCCCAAACCCATAACAACATATTGTCCTAATATCCACATTTCTCTTGACGGCGAATTAATATCAAACACTTTCGCCAAAGTATCTACCACATTTACACCAACGCTTGTTACTGCTGAAAGAAGAGCATTATTTTGAATAACATCGTTGATTCCTTTTATGAGTCCTTTTAATAGATTTTGACCAAACTCTGTCATTCTTTCTTTTAGATCATCAAATGCAACTTTGGCAGAATCCCACATATAAAATAGTGCGTCACCTAAGGCAAAACCAGCATCATAGCCAAAATTTGATATTGCATCAATGATCGGAGTTAATATAACGACTATCACATTCCATAATAACTGCAATATTGTTGGAACGTATTTTTCTAATTGTTTTAATGCTACCGTAACAACATATAAGATAGTATCAGTTAACGGTTCTGCTAGGTCTCGTATAACATTAAGAGCACTTAATAATATTTCTTCTAATGCACGCATTAAAGTTGATGATATTTTTGCCAGTCCGGTTGATAATGTAACAATAAAATTGATTAGACCGTTTGCTAAAGATGTTAGCACAACAGGAATTAAACCTGTGATTGTTGCTACAACACCAACTAAAGCTACTGCACCCGCTGCTCCTGATATAGCTAGAGTTGCTAAACCTGATGCTAGTAATAATACACCAGCTCCTACAGCTACACATCCTATTCCTAATAAAGCTATTGATGCAGTTAACGCTAAAATGATAGGAGTTAACGGAGCCAAAATTAAACCCGCCAGACCCAAAACAGTAAACGTACCGGCTATAGCCAATAGGCCCTTTCCTATTTCAGATAATGACATTGAACCGAGAGTTGCCAATAGTGGTGCTAATATAGCCAACGATCCAGCAATTATTAATAATGCTGCCGCGCCAGGTAAAGCGGATGACATGAAAGTCATAGCTACCGCTATTATAGTAAGGGAAGCGGCTAATGTAATTAAGCCTTTTGCTATTTCACCCCAAGACATGTCCCCAAAATTATTTAATGCGTTTGCTAAAATCAATAGCGAACTAGCTACAACAACTAGACCAGTTCCAGTTAATAATAAATCTTTAGGCATTAAACTCATAGCAATTGCAAGTATAGTTAAAGACCCCGCCATAGCAAGTAGACCTTTGCCTATTTCTTTCAAAGAAAGACTGCCCATATTACCAATTGCTTTTGATATAATTAACATTGAAGCACTTAAAATAGTCAAACCAACTGCTGTTGTTGTAATGTGTTTGGAGTTTCCAGTTAAATTGGTAAATAATGCAAGCTCGGTCAATATTATAGCAATAGCACCCAAACCCTTTATCAGCTCTTTCGGTGTCATTAAACTAAAGGTTTTAACAGCATTAGCTAATATTAATATTGCTCCTGATAATGCTATAAGTCCGACGCTCTTTAATGTTCCCATTTTATTTATTTCTGTGGCTTTCATGAATAAAGCTAATTCTGTTGCTAAAACACCAACGCCTATTAAACCTTTGCTCAAATCACCGACATCTAAATCACTCAGTTTTTTGACCGCTACAGCCAATATATTTATAGCTGTTGCAAATAATATCAAATTCAAAGAACCCTTCATTAATCTGTTAGATGATGCTGATAACAATTTAGATGATTCTGATAAGACTGCAATAAGAATAGTAACAGAAGTTAAACCTTTGATTACTTCATTCCAACTTAGTTTGGCCATGCTTTTCATTGCTACGGATAACACTAATATTGCTGAGGATAAAGTTATTATAGATATTCCTATTTTTGCCAGGCCCTTACCCTGAATATATTTTGTAAATAACGACATAGATAAAAATAACTCCGTAAACATTACTCCTATGGCTGTTAACGATGATGATAATTTCTCAGAATCTATTAGAGATAATATGATTAAAGAAGCCGTCAATGTAGCTATTGCTCCCGATATTGTCATTAGAGTTTTGGCTTTTAATGAATCTTGATACGCTTTTAATGAATCTCTTACACTGTCAAAAATATTGGTTATGCTACCAAGAAAACCACCAACATTGTCTGATATTCCAGTCAATGAACTGATAAATTTTTTAATTCCCAATAATATACCGGTGAACAACGTACCATTTATTATGTCAAATATAGATTGAAAATCTCCGGTATTTAGAGCGTTGATAATAATATCCGCTAATTGATTGAGCGCTTTGCTGATTATTTCGGCCGTTTTGAAAAATATTGGTGCTGTTTTCTTTAATATACTAGCAAGACTTGTAAAAACAATACCTAAAATTTCTCCTGTTTTTGTTAGTGGTTCAAATCTTATTTTGACACGTTCTGCAAATGAATCCATTCCGCTAGTATCTATTTGAGCGAATAATGCGAAAGAGTTAACTATTGTTTTCACAGAACTCTTTACACCGTCAGCTATTGGTTTTAAAACATCACCAATCTTTTTTATTGTTAAATTAAAAAGATCAGAAGATTTTATAGCATAATTTAATGCAACAAGAAAATCTCCAATATTTCCAGTAAATGATAGCAGCCCGTCACCAGCTGGAAGTAAATATTTTATAAAAGATATTAGACCTTTTATACTAGCAGACAGAGCTTGTCCAATAATATCGAGCACAGCAAATAATCCTCTAAAAGTTCTTTTAATATTTTCGGATGTTTCTGCACTTATTGTTAGCCTTTCAGTAAATTCATATAATTTTTTTGAAAGTTCTACTAGACGTTCTCCCGTCATTGGCGGAAATATTTCTGAAAAAGCATCTTGTATTGGTTGTAAAATTTGTCCTAAAAATAAAAATGCATTACCTATACTTTTTATTATATATTCACGCCCTCGATTTTCATTCCAAAATTGAAGCATTTCGTTTCTCGCATCAGCGGATGCTCCAACTATTTCGCCAAAACCGTCATTTAAAGCTGTAAATAATGCTGCAGCTTGATCTTTATCGCCCAAGATTTTTTCCCATGTTGTTGCCCAACCAGATTGAACTGATTCTTTCATTGTGTCAATAAGCTGTGTTAGTGTTTTTACTTCAGTTGCAGCTTTTAAAAGAGATTTATCTTCTGCGAAATCCTGTAATGTTTTTATTAATACGTCAGAAGTTATCCATCCACTATTTAATGACTCTCTAAACGGAACTGATTCATTAACTACTATACCCATTGCTTTTGCTGTTTTTTTTAAAGCATTTTGAAAAAGTTCTCCTCCCATACCAGCATTAACTACTGAATTCCAATCCATTAACTTTACAGAACCAGCAGCAAGAGCCTGTGATAATTGATACATAGCCGTTGACGCTTGTTGCGAATTTGAACCCGAGCCAGCGGCTAAATTTGCGATACCTTTTATAGCTATAGCGGAATCTTTTAAACCTATTCCAGCAGCTGTAAATGTACCGATATTTCTTGTCATTTCTGCGAAATTATATATTGTTAGGTCTGCATATTTGTTTAATTCGTCAAGTGTCGCATTAACATCAGAAAGAGTTGTTCCTTTGCTAGCCGTATTTGTCATTATTGTGGTTATGGCATTCATTTTTGTTTCATATTCATTAAGACCAGTTTTTACTGGATCTACCGTCAATGATTTAACTAGATTTTTACCAGCATTTATTGCAGAATTAACTACATTTTGAATTGCTGTAACACCAGCTATTCCCATTATTGAAAATCGTCCGGAAATTAGATCAACACTAGCTCCTATTCCATCTAAAGAAAATTTCTTTCCAGCATTTTCGAGTTTTGATAAACTATTTACGGATTCATCAAAATTCAAACTCTGTTTTAAACGATCTATTGTGTTGATTGATTCTTTTGCATTAGATTCAAATTTTCTATTGTCAAATTCCATTTGAACAACACGATTATCTATTTCTCTACTCATTTGTTGACCTCCTTCCCAAGTTCTTCTGCTATTTTATCAAATATTGGTTTTAATGTCGGATTTATGTAATCAATACCTTCTACATATCCGCCGTTTTTTGTTCCGTGACCATATTGTAGTATTATTGCTACTGGGACACCACCACTATTATTTGAATTTGTGAATGTTAATTTTATTTTGTTTTCCGTTATGCTGATTTGATACCCCCACGACAATGATGTTTTACCAGTATCTTTTGGGGTAGATAAAGACAGCGCGTCGATTGCTTCAATAGCATATTTTTCTAATATATATAACTGTATATCAGATAATTTCTTTGTTGATTTTAAAAAATTTTCTGTATTTTTAAAAGATCCTTTATGTTTAATTTTTATCATAAAAATCATCCTCCACTATTCATTTGCGCTCTTCTTGCTTTATTAATAGCGGAATATTCTTTTATTATTTCATTTTTGCTCATTTTTTTATTAGGCGAATTTTTAACTGTGCATATTTTTATAAGTGTTAAAAGTCTATTAATATGCCATTTTTCGCATTCAAAAGGTATATTTGATACTATCATCCAGTAATATATTAATTCAGATGTTACTATTTCGTTAACATTCGATTTAGAATTCGGTAATTTACGTATTATTGTAGCAGTCATTGGATCATTAATATAATTTTGTATATCCTCTATATTTTTATTGGTTAAACTATAATATGAAGAGTCAGGAGTTTTATTTAAGGACATACAACGAATATAATCAATAGTTTCTTCTTTTGTTTTTTGGCTTTTAAGAAAAGGTTTTTTATGTTTTGATTCCCATTTTGAAATTGAGATTAGACTATGTTCTAGTTCGATAATCTGTTCTTTTGAATAAATGAATTCTTCTTTTTTTTCGTCATATAACTCAGCAGAAGGAACTATTATTTGAAGCATAGTCTAATCACATCCTTTTTTTTATTATTTTGTTTGAGGTATTATGCCGTTTATAAATTCTGCAGCGGCGTCGGCACTTTTGGAAAGCTCAACAAATAAATCTGAATAAGCCTCTGTTTGAGAAAAAGCATCTCTTAATTCTTGAGTTTTTATAAATCTTCGTCCATCGAGAGATTTTTCTCCATAAGCTTTAAGAATTAGTTCTTTAAAGATTTCTATGATCTTTTTACTATCTTTTGTTGCACTAATTTTTTCAATAACTTTAGATAGCCCTCCAGCTTCAGAATATTCCATTTCTGCTACTTCTGCCTTTGTTAAATTAAAATAAAAATCTTCTGTCCTCTCGTTTCCGTCATAATCGATATAAGTTATTGTTTTTTTAACCATATTAAATATACTCCTTTCAATAATAAGGAGCCCTTAATAAGAGCTCCTCACATAATTATTTATTTTCAAGTAACAGTCATGAAGTTTGTAACTTCTGGCGCCAGAGTTTGACCATATACATCAACAACTCCACCTATTGTAACAATATACACAGTTTCTGACTCTAAATTGGAACCTGGAATAAAAGTTAGAACTTTACCAGCAGCATCCCAGCTCTTTGTTCCGGTAACGATTGTCCCATCGTCTTCGGTAACAACAATAGCTTCTTTTGCTATTTTATTATTGAATGTGAGGACTATATTTGCATCCAGAGCTATTGCTTCAGCTTCGTCATCCGGAACTATCGATGATAATTCCAATGCACTAGGAGCTTCTTCAGAAAATAATTCGGCTATTTCCTCTGGAAGAGGAAGTCTTGCATCGGCGTTTTCTGTTCCGTAAAGGATATTTTCAAGAGCCTGCAATTTTAACGAATCAACTTTTGTCGAATCGATAACGATCGACGCTGTTGGTTTTTTACCAGGAACTTCAACTGGAGTAGTGGTATAATCCCAAGACAAAGGCATAGCTTCTGGATTATCATTTATTGTATTGTAGTCTTTTCCTGATGGGGAAGCAAGTGCGCCATAAACTAAATGAAGTTTATAACCATAATCTGCTCCTTCCAACTCATTTCCTATTGATGTTCTATAGCAAAGACCAAAAGTTTTTCTTATTTGCTGACCAACAGATACACCTGGGGCTATTTCTACAGAGCCGTCACATTCAGCGAATTCATCTGGATATGTGTAAGCTTCTATTGTTCCTTCCAATTCTTCTACAGACATAAGATTCAAATATTTCATATCATCTGCATAAAATGGATTTGCTTCTGCTCCGGTTGGACTTTCTTTCATGGCTGTTAATCCGTTCCACACAACACCTTTTGGATACAGACCATCCGATTGGACATAAAGGACACCTTTTTTAACGCCGGTTTCAAATAAACGTTTTCCGACTTGATGCCATACTAATTTAGACATATTTTTTCCTCCTTTAATATGTTATGGTAAATACATAATGGTTTAAATTATCCGATTTAAAATGCCGACTAAATCTACACGTCGGCAAGTTTTTAATTTTTTCAATAATATCATTATCTGGATCTTCATCGATCACAGTTAATAGATATTTCTTTCGCGAAAAATAAACCCCGTCATCGGCATATTTACTTGGAATATCATCAAGCGAATATACTATGGCGGGGTAACTAATATTTAACGATGCTGGTGGTTGAAAATATACATTTCGGCTACAAATAAGATTCTCTAATAATATTTGGAGATCTACTAGGTCACCCATTATAAATTCCTCCCAGCGTTAATAATAATCTTGGGTGCTGAACTTCAATATCGGTTATCTTCCATTTCGTACCCATGTATTCAGCATATCTCATGGAGTGAAAATTACCATTGACAAATGTATCAGCAATTATACTAATCTGATTAGAAATATTAATATTATCATTAACTTGATTTGCGGATTGAATTTTTCTGGTATTTCTTATAAAATCACCAAAATATGGTTTTTCAATAATATTTTCTTTCCACACTCCAGGTTTAACCTCAGTTTTTTCAGCAAATCCAATTACACCATAATATTTTGCCATGATAATTCACCCCATTTTGATTTTTTTAACCAGCTAGTTCCTCGTCTTCCACTACTGCTTCTAATACTATAGCAGAGTAAGGCTTAATAAGAGCTCCTGAACAACGAGTTTCAATAAGATACTTTTGAGCATTATAATCAATGTCAAAGTCTTCGAACATATTTACAGCTCCACCTTTATCAGCTCCGATGTTATAATCAGCAAGATTTACGATTATTCCCATCAGTTCGTGTTCTACACCTTGAACTTCTCTTGTAAGGTTTTCCATTACAGGAACTGTTACTATTTCTTTTACACGAAGAGCTGTAGCTAATCTTTCAACAGATTCATATATAACTCGTCCAGTCTTATCTTCAAGAAGAAGACAATCAGTAAGAACATCTTCGGTTGTAAATAATATTGGATCACCAGAACCCTTGTAGCTCTTTCTCGATTTTATTGCAGATTTGATAAATGCTTTAGCTTTATCATCGCTTGTTGCATCTTCCGGAACAGAAACTCTCGATTTAATAGTATATAAGTCAGCATCTTTCCATATTGGTCTTATCTTTCCTTCGTCGATCTTATCATCAGAGGCTTCTGATCTTCCGTCGCCAACTAATACAGCACGAGCTATTTCCTCATCAAGCATCATTCTCATTTCCGCTTTGATCCATGCCACAACATCAAAATCATTGATGTCAATCAGATCATCTTTTTCCATTTTCTGCTTTTTATATATAGTCGTAGAATCAGTTGTTCTTTTCAGCAATTTAAATACTTCTTCTTTCTTGAATTCGCCTTTAATATAACCTTTAGCTCTAGCATCCTCTTCGGTTATATCAGCAAATAAACTCTTTATTTTTGAGAACGGGGTTTTGTGTGTGGTTCCAAATACTTTTGCAACCCACCCAGTATCTCTTTTAATAAATATTGGGCTATCCGTTATGTTTTTTGCGTCTGGAAATAAATAATCAATGTCTTCAATACCATGTTCAAGAGCCGATTCCTTTAAACTACCATATCTCTTCGCATCAGAGAATATAGCTTCTATATCCGAATGTTGTAAAACGTTTTCTTTCTCTTCTTTTTGACCCTCAAATACATTGTGTTTCATATTTTCTTGTCCTCCTTCATTTTCTTCTTCATTATTTGTCCCTTCAGATTCCAAAGCCTGTCCTATAAGTGCGTATACAACTGTTTTCTGTTCTTCGGTAAAAGTGTCAAACACTTCTCCAATTGTTTTTTCTTTTTTGTCTTCACGTTTAAGTTCATCTGTTTTTTGTTCAATTTTCATGTTTTTTATTTCTCCTTTTTCATTTTTGTTTTCAGATTCGTCATCTGAATGTTGTAGTGGAATGTCGTCTCCAGAAAAATAAATAATAACCTCATCGTCAGATTCTTCTCCATGATTGATTACTGTTTCGATAAAGGCTTCTGGATTAGCTCCAGCCGTCACCAAGCTTACCTCTCTGATTGATCCATGTAAAACACTTGGACCTTGTTGCTTTAACTGGTTGGCATAGATTGATAAGGCGACAATGTCTCCATGTTCAACAAGAAGTTTTGCATTTTTCCCAGATTCGCTATCGTTGAAAGTACAATATGCATATACTCCTTCTTCTCTATTTTCTAATATAGCATGTCCCAAAATATTTTGTGGATCATTATGTTGATGGTTCCATACAAGTGGAACTTTTTGGCCGTTATTATGTCTAAATGCATCTTTTAAAATAACTCTTCCATCAGAACATTTAACATTATTTCTTGTTGCCCAGCCAGCAAAATCGAATTTTTTACTCATTTTGAATTTCTCCTCCTTCTTCTATAATTGGGTCTGTAAATTCTGATTCTGGTTGATTAATATTCTTGTTTCTAAGTTCATCCGCTTTTGGATCTTCCGAAGGCTTCATACCTATAACCTGTCTTATTTCATTAGAAGTCATTATTTCATTTCTAGTGAATTTATCAGCTATTTCTGCAACGTCATTCACTGGAACTAATTTAAATGGATCTCTGAAATACATTATGGTTTGTCTTTGAGATCTAGCGGTTTTTGTTAGAAATTTTCTTTTCATTTCATCTGATATTATTCCAAGAATTGGTTCGATTGTCCTATTGTAATAATTAAGCATTGTTTTATCGTCAGCCGTACCGTCGAGTATACTTTGAGTCATTCCTAACTGACTAAATAACATTTGAGTTAAATACTCAACCTGTTTCATAAGATTGTTTTCGATCGGTCTATTTAATTGTGTTATTCTCTCTGTTCCATCTGTATACGCTATTCCGTATTTAGAACCAGTCAGTTGATCTTCAATATCTGAGCGACGTTGCTCAGCTTGCTGTCTTCTTGCTTCATTTTTGATAACATATGGCAATTGGATAATCATATCAAGTTTACCAGAACTACTTTGCTCGTCAACAACATCTAATAGATTGAGTTTTCTTATCAATCGTTGCATTGTTGAATTAGGTTCATTCATAACCGCAAACATCGGATTTTCGATTATTGCTGTTTTACTTTTTGGAACAACTATGTTTTCTTTTTGTCCAGTTTCCTCATTATAAACATTTACTTTTATATATTTTGGATACCATTCTATTATTTTTCCAGTTCGAATAGAAAGAATATCAAACGAATTATTAATGTTAGGATTAAATGTTGTATCAATTGGAACCGCAGCAACACAACCTTCATCGAGCATAGACATGACTAAATCTTGTATAAAATTACGTCCTGTTTGATCTATGTTTGCTTCTAATGTTAAACAATTATTTAAACCAGAATTTATATCCATATTAAAGCGGCCGTTATCATCTAATCTTATATGTTTTATAGTAATTGAGGCTGAATCTAAAGCTATACGATTACATATTGACGATATGATGGTTCTTTCATTACCACGTCTCAGTCTAGATCTATCTGGACGATAATAACCTTGTCCAGAATACGAGGAATGATTTTTTAAACCTTCATCTGTATTTTTGAAAGCATTCCAAGCATGTTTTAACCTGGAGGTTATCGAAAATAAATCCATTTTATTTTATTCACCACCTTTTAACCGCAAGAAAATTATTTTAGTGCTCTCGAAATAGCTAAACTACCAATTACCGTAATGGCTGCACTCACAGCCATTGTCGTAGCAGCCTGTCGTCTATACATTTCAGCAGATCTTACAGTTTTTGCCGTTAAAGATTGTAAAACTTTGTCAGACGCGCGTCTTCCGGATGTTACCATAACCGCACTAACTTTTAATTTATCTTTTTTATTAAGAGACCGATAATCATTTAATAGTTTTTCTCTTTTTGTTGCATAATCTTTTGCTTTTTTAGCTTTTTTTTCCCATGCTTTTTTTTTATCTCCAGATCTAAGTAAAGCTCCGGCTCCATAAAATTCAGCTTGTCTTTTTGCTCTTCTTATTCCCCATTTCATACCTAGAACACCGTAATGGTATAATTCATGTTTATACATATTTATTCACCTCTATCATTTAATATCGGAAAAATCTTTATGATTTGCTTTGTGTTGTTTTGAAGATGTGTATTGAGAATAGTAATCCAAATCTTTTTTTGTTAATTTGACAGTTTTTTCGTGTTTTATAGAATCCATGTTAATTATAATTAACGGATCTTGTGTTCCAAAAAATTGATCTCGATCATTAACATCTGATATAGCATCAAAACCTTTTTTAATAAGATTATCAAAGAATATATTAGACGACACTTTTGTTTTTGAACTAACTATATCTTCAACAAATTCTTTTGCTAATTTATTTGCTTTTTTTGAACCTGGATCAGATAATTCTGAAATTTTTTTTTCATAAACTTTTGGTATTTTACTCATTATTAAATGTGTTTCATTATATGCTTTAGCCATATCTGAAGCAAATTGTTTCGGATTTTTCTTTGCTACTTCTATAAAAGTTTTAACCAATTCTTTATCTGATGGAACCTTTATATCTTTTTTGACTAAAAATTCGTTTTTATATCCTCTCATGTTATACATGAAATTACCCATCATATCAACATATTGATCTTTATCGTACTTAGTATAAGCAGCAAAAAGTCTATTCGCACGTTGATGGTTTTTATCAAATTCTCTAGATGATATATTTTGAATTACTGTTCCTTTTTTTATATATCTATCTCTAGAATTAATTTGGTCTTTTTTCTTTCTTATTCCCCATTTCATTCCAAGGACTCCAAAATGGTATAATTCATGTTTGTGCATATTTGTTCTCCTCTCGTCCAATTAAACCAGCCGCGATTAGTAATAAACCCAACCACGAGCTTCTTTTTTTCCGTTCTCGATAATATCTTTAACCATCTTGGTCATTTCACTTTTAGAAATCGTATTTGCATCAGTTTTGTTAAGAGTCTTGTTGACTGAAAGCCAGGTTTTACCGACAATGGCTGACCTACTTACTGATAAGGAATAATCTACTTTAGCGTCTTTCAATGTTTTGTAATCAAACTTACTGAAGTAGATGCTTTTCTTTCCATGTTTATTTAAATCGTCAAGTACGGTTTTCGCTTCTTTCGAAGCCTTGTTGGCTAATTCAGCTTTTTTTTGTGACTTGTTTAGCATTTTTGCTTTATACCTATTCGCTTTTCTAATGCCCCATTTCATTCCTAGGACGCCATAATGATAGAGATCCTGCGTATTAATGTTCATTTCCAAGGATTTTCACCACCTTTAGTCAAAAGCTTCTTTATTGGCTTTATAAGCAATATATGCGTCCATCATAGCTGCTACAGAATCAATTTTTCTTTCATTTCTTTTCTTAAGTAGCTTTCTATTTCCGTTAGTGTCTTCCATGGTTATACAATTTCCCATACAGAAAGACATTAATTCTTCATCAAACAAAAGCATCCTTTCCTCTGATAGTTTCTTAAGTTCTCCCAAAGGAACGGATTCAGTTTTTGCTCCCTGAATTACTTTTTCTATTCCGAAAGGACCATTTTCTGCTTCCCATCTTGTAACAAATTCTTTCGCGTTATATGGGTCAAAACCAAAACATCTAACATCATAACCTCTGTCATTGATATGATTGTCTAAATCATCATAAACCTCCATCATATCTAATACTGTTCCGTCTAGAACTATTAAACTTCCTTCTTTCATGAAACATTCATATTTGTTCCTCATTGCTAAAGGTAGTTTCATTAAAGTTAATGACGTAATATAATTTCTAGTTTTAATACCAAAACAACCATTTGAAAGCGGGAATAGAAATACAAATGAGCAGAAATCGTCTCCTTGTGAAAGATCTCCTCCCAATGAACAAGGTAATTTCCAATAATCTCTTTTTTTATGAGGTAATGTCTCTTCATAAGTAAAGAAATAAGTATACCCTTCCATTGGTATTCCGAATCTTTTTGCAAGAATATCGTTTCTCGCTGCTGGTGCTTTTTCGGCTCTTTCGACATCTAATTGATATGCTTCATAAGAAATTGTTTTACCGATATTTGGATTTGCTTTAACCCACATTGCAGGATTATTTATTTCTTCAAGTTCGTCTAATTTATACCAAAAAATAGAAACGTGTGGATTTATATATTCGCCTTTTAATATATCCATCAATTCTATTTTAATAGTATCTCCAGCTCCGTTTCTTACGGTACCTTCAGAACTCATTGCTATAATTAAATATTCATCATCATTCTTCGATGCTCCTTGTTCTATTGCACCAATTACATCTTCGCGAATATCACCGGATAACCACTCATCGACCGACGCACATTTATCATGACGGCCTTGAAGTTTAGCAATAGTCATTGGTCTAATCTCAATTATTGAACCAGTCATAAAATTTTGAATTCCTAATTTTGTTGATGCTAATTTGACTCGTTTTGCTTTTGAACCTGTTGTATTTTGTAAAGATCCTTCTGTCCAGAATTGGAATAGTGGTCCTCGTGCTCTCGTTATAGAAGTTCTGATTGGACCCAGAACTTCTTCTGCCTGTTTCATTGTTGGTCCGGTAGCAACTTGCTGAGTTGTTGTTGTATCAATATTAAGAATATAACTTTGTATTGTCGAGGCATACATCGTTTTTGCAGCGCCTCTTCCGACAATAAGATATTGTTTATTAATTAATCTTTTTTTTAATCTTTTTTTTAAATATTGTCCACCATATCCGTCTTTATTTGGAACATATACACTTCTTTCTAAGAAGTAATACCAACCAAATACCTGTTCTCCCCAAAGTTTAAAACTATCCAATAATCGTAATTCTGAACCGTCAGTTAATGTGAGTTCTGTTTCACAATATTGTATCCAACCTTCAACTACTTTGTCGTCGTAATATATTCCAGGATTAGCAATTAAACTATCAATTCTATTCATTTCCATTGATATTTCTTTGCAAACTGGTATTTCGCCCCTTATTACGGCATCTCTAAATATACCGTAATATTTCGGTACGGCTGTATTAGATAATGCCATGAATATACCTACTTTCTTAATTCTTTTATGGCTAGTGCAATAGCAAGAGCAGAACTGCCAACAGCCATTACATTACCAGATACGTCTAATATCTTAGTGGCATAAGCTCTTCCTTTTGAAACTTCTACATTGCTATTATTAAACAAATCATTATATTGTTTTTCCAATAAATGTCTGTTTATTCTTTCGCGGAGCTGTTGATCTGACATTTTTTTTAAATTCATTCGTTGTTTAGGACGTTGATTTAAACTTTCGCGATTTATTTTTTGCAACTGATTAACTGCTCCCGTCGAAGCATCAACTATTTTTTTTGTGCTTTCTAATTTTGATGTTTTTTTATGTAATTTATTATATGTTGATTCTAAACTTTTTCTTTTAATAGAATTTGATAATTCTTCATCGCTCATATTGGACACTCGTTTATCATCTCGTCTTTTTTTTCGAACGCCCCATTTCATACCTAGAACGCCCCAGTGATATAAGTAATTATTCAAATTAGTCACCTCACTTTCAATCAATATTATCCGAAATAGAAATATTTTTAATCGTATTACCTCCATCTATCGGCCAAAGATTGAAGGGTTCGTTTGGGATATCATTTGGGATATCATTTTCAATTCCAGAATGTTCGAATTTGCTAACCTTGGCTTTACCAGTCGATAGCATTCTGGTTCTCGCAAATAGAAGATAGGCGCTATCTAACGAGTCTATCTCATTTGATGTTTTATATAATTTGGTGTTTCCACGCATGAAATCATCTGATACAACGTCATAACTTTTTACATCCTTTTGATTTTCGATTGGACTCGCATTCGATTTACTAAACATTCTATACTGTCCCAGGTTTTTTGCGACGGCTATCGTATATGCTCGGTACTTTAATAGATCTGGATCTTCACCTTTAACCCCCAATGTTATCCCTTGTTTTTCAGCTTGGGTCGTTATGTATTGAATATCATCCTTTACAAATGGGAGATCTTTATAGAGCTTTAAAAAGTTATCAACTCTTTCTTTCTCAGATGGTCCAATTATGTCTCTTTTTATTGGAATATCCATCATAAATAACTTATTACCAGGCATTAAATTTTGCATCTCTTTTCCGAATTTTATCGCATCTTTTTTATCTGTGAATACAAAGGTATCGCGATCGTTCTTTTCCTTTTTTGTTCGGGTAATACGATATACACTCGTCCCGGCTTTAATAACAACAGGTTCTGTAGAATATTTGGGTTTGCGACCGAGTTGTTCTGGATTTCGACGGACGCCCCACTTCATTCCTAGAATTCCGTAATGCATTAAAATATCTTTAGCAATTGGATTCATATGATTATTTCTCCTTTTTAATCAACATTATATGAGATTCTTGATTCTAGTTCTGAAATAGTTTTATTTATTGCTTCTATTACGGCTGAGCTCAGAGGGGGATCAAAAATCAGTTTTACTTTTAAATAAACATATGACTTTACAAATTCTATAGTTGTAAGATCTCCTATAAAATCTGTCCATACTGCTGTTTTATCAGTTATCGAAAAACCACTCGATGGGCCGACCCCAATCTGAGTTAATATGGACAACACAGTATTGATATGTATTGTGATGTCTGTATCAAAGTTAGTATCCTCTTCGACAATTCCTAGTAGTTTTTTTATCGAGGTTAGTATGCTTTCCATAGTGTATTTCCTCCTCTATATTAAATTTTTCCAAGGACACGTGTCATTTTTTGTTCTCTCAATAGGAGCCATAATTAATAGATTCTCGTCACCATAGTGAATTGCCTGGTGTGTATTATGTGATGTCGTTATCAAATTTTCAGGATCAAATATTATTGGATTTCGTTGAATTATGTCATCTTTTGTAATTGGAATTATGTGATGTATCAAAATTCTGCTATTAAGTTCATAACCTTCACAACCGAGATCACATCCATTATCTCGAATAATAATTTGTCTTTTACAATATTTCCATTCTTCAGATCTGTAAAAAATTTGATTTAAGTATCTATCATACCCGAAAGTTTCTCGACCTACTTTTCCTCCTAATTGTAAATAGGAGTATCGTTCTTTGAAAGTTCGTAAACCACATAACTCAGAATATGATCTAAACATAAATTATAACCTCCTGTCAAATTCATCAATTGCGGTCAAAATAATAAACATTATTAATAGCAAACATATTATTAAGAATTTGATAACACACATATTATCACTTCCAATCATTTTTTATCATTTCATAAAACGGAATAAACTCTGGAATAAACCTTTTTATTTCGCCCGTTTCATCCACATGAACTGTTACGATATATCCACCAACCATTACAGCTAATCTTTTTCCTTTCATCCATGGTGTCTGAGCCTCAAAACAACCAGCCTCTAACATATGAATGTTTCTATAGAACAAATACATTGCTTTATGATGGTGACCGTTAATGAGAATGTTTGGTTTTTCTCCGCCGCTCAATGAATCTGCCAATTTTTGTATTGAGTATGATAAAGCGTATGCGGCTCCATCTAACGGATGATTCAATTCTATCGTACATTTTGGAGTTAAGAATACTTTTGCGTTTGACATTCCCAAATATATCATGTCTTTACGCTCATCAGCTATTCTTTTTCCTATATCATGCCCCGACTGTTTAATAAAACTATGATCATGATTGCCGGTAATAAAATGAGTTTTTATATTATCCCTTCTAGGAAATTTTTCAATGATATAATCTTCTACGTCATCAGCACCGTGTAAAAAACATTCCTGTTCATGTCCAGGTCTCATTTTAATACCTTCTGAAATATCACCAGCATGATAAACATTATCAATTCCTTCGCTAGCGAATATATCATATGTTTTTTCCATCAATGTGAGCTGTTGATATTTGGAACCAATATGAGTATCTGCAATAACTCCAAAACGTATGATTTTTTCGTTATTCCAATTATTAATTGTGACATTATCCTGGTAAATAACATGTTTAGAGATATGTATGATATTATCTGTTATTTGAATATTTAAGCCGGTTTTTCTGAATCCATCTATTAAATTTTCAATAGCTTCCATATTAATTCTGTATTTGTTCTCTGCATCTTTAATAGATATACCTTTTTCGAAATCTTTTTTTATTTCATTTTTTATGTCCGGAACTTTTATAGATTGAAACGATTTTTCAAGCTCAGAAAGACTTTCTTTATTACTTTTTCTTTTATTCCATCTATAAAAAGTGTCTTGCAAGCTTTTCCAATTTTTATAACCGTATTTTTTAGCTAATAATTCCCAGGCAGCCGTTTTGTTTTTTATACATTCTTTTGATAATTGCGAACATTCAACCATTACTTTTTTGTGCTTTTCTTTGTTGTTGTATACTTTTTTATCTTCCATATAGAAATAC